ATAGCGACCAGTCAATGCGATCAACGATGGTCTTGATCTTGTGGCCGTTCTCATCGACATCCTCGACCCGCACGTAGACCACCCCGGCCGATTCGGCGCGGCGCTGGTCGAAGATGTTCAGGTACTTCTTGATCTTGACCCACCCGCCATTCGACAGCGGGACATGGATCGTTTCGGGATCTACGAAATTCTTGAGGGGCTCGATCGGCTCGATCGGGATCTCGGGGATCTCCGGGTCGGGTGGTGCGTCGAAATCGTTGTCCATGGATGCCTCATATGAATTTGGTAACTTCCGGTGCGCCCATTACCTTGATGTCAATCTGTGCCCCAACTGTCGGGATGATCGGTACGCTCACCTCCGTCCTTTCCCATGTCCACCATCTCGATCCCATCCAGATTGAGATCGACATGGGGCGCTGGGTGATCCAGAACCGATCGAGGGTCCTGATCACCGCCAATCCGCTGTGGACGGCCGGTGTCCCGATCGCGGTGATCGGCACCGGCCTCAACTCCACCTGCTCAATGGTCGCGGCCAGCTGGTATCCTACATAGATCTGGCCACGGTTAGCCGTCAACATCAGACGTTGCTCAGCGCTCCATCCCCGGTGATCTTGAACCCGGTGGATGCCTTCGCCGTCGTCGATCCCGCTGCGATCTTGCCCAGCTGGACCCACGCGGTGCCGAAGTAGAAGTTGCCCATCTTGAGCGAGTTGGGGTACAGGTACCACTTCTCGGCGACATCGCTCAGGGATGCCAGGAACAGCTGATTGGAGCTGTCATCGTAATTCCCGGCGAATGCGCCGGTATAGCCCGCCATGCCCTTGACGAACTTCTTCCACTTGTTGTTCAATGGCGACACATCGACGATCGCCATATCGAAGTCGAGCGACCAATCGACCTGCTCCGCGATGAAGATTGCGGTGCCGCCATTCGCCCCGAGGTAGAGGACTGCGGCTTTACCGTGAATCGCTTGTGACATCTAATCTCCTTATTCTGCTGCTGTCATCCACTGGCGCGATTGAATCGGCGGCGCCCTCGATCGATCGTAATCCCCACCCATGCCTACGCCGCTGGCGGCACCGGATTGTCGGGATCCTTCGCCATCCCGTCGAGGTGATCGGCGACGCCGCCGAGTTCGGCGTTGACCGCCGCGACCTCATCGGCCGTCATCCCGGTGGAGATCTGCGCGAGCGCAGCCTTGATCCGGTCGGCGAGATCGGATGTCGATTTGTCGATGCGGGCAAGGACGTCGCGAGTCTGTTGATTGACTGCCATCAGCTTATCTCCTTGCGTGATGATGTGATCGAGCTTCAGGTTCACGCGCCCCATAAGCTCGGCGTGATGGTGGGGACATAGGCATGGCGATGAGCAGAATTTGCAGGTCCCCCTGCACTCATCATGGCGACCGTGCTGGCATGCCGTCGATACGTAATGATGGACCATGGTATGCCTCTAGGTGGAACTATAGTCGCGCGTCACCTGGAAATTGCAGACGAACTCGAAGCGGAGATTCTCATCGCGACGCAGCGGGAACGGCGGCTGTAGCGACAGGATGGCCTTGTACCCAGGCAGGTTGTTGTTGACCACCTTGGTGAATGCGCCCACGATATCCTGGATCTTCTGGCGCGGACCCTCGTAATCGTTGGGTGCTCCCCGCGTCTTGGCCTGGATCTTGGGGTATTCGAGGCTGGGGACGAAAGGCTGACCGAGGACCGTCTCATCGGGCATCCCGCCGTATTCGTAGAGGGTGGTGCAGGCATCGGGTTCGCTAGGCATCGACCCGTAGGTGAGGTTGACGGCCGGGGTCCCGATCCCCTGAGATGCCAGATAGGTGACCAGTTCAGCCAGTACCATGACTACTCCCCAAGGCCGAACGAAACGAACGATGGGTTCATGTCGAGCGCCTTCCCAATGGCAACGGCGAGGCGCGGCAGGATGGTTGGGCGCACCTTGTCAAATGGTCGCTCCAGGTACTTCGGCCCGCCGATCGGGTGCTTGAATTCCATGTTCTCGTGCTGTTCCAGCGCGTAATGGTTGGCGCTGACGATGCCTGCTTCCTTGGCCTCGGGACCGACCACGCCGCCAAACCACATCATGATCTGGGTCAGCTGGATCCCCTTGTTGGGCTGGTATTCATCGGAATCGCCGGACGCCTTGAGGTGGCCAAACAGGTACGGGCAGTAATTCTCCTTGGCATCCTCGATGATCTCGCGGGCGATGGTGGCAAGCTCGTACCCGGCGGCATCCATGCTCGCCCCCGATAGCTCCAGCAGGTTATGGGACAGCGACTTGATGCCCGATACCGAGAAGAACACATCCGCCCCCTCGGACCCCGATGTGAAATCGACGGTCGGGGCGAGAAGTGCTGCCTTCTTGGCCTCGATTTTCTTGAATACCGCCGCATCGGCCGCGAGCGGCGGCGCCTTGAATACCTTCTTGGCCATTACCCGATCTCCAGCGTCACGTGATGGGTGCCGCTCTCATCGCTCACCGGATTGACGGCGAGGATCGGGGGCGACACCGGCTCGAAGCGGCCGGGCAATACCAGCTTGTCGCGGGTATCGGGGATTACGGTCGTCCGCATGAATACCCGGCCGCGAGCTACTATCTCATTCCCCTTGTTGTCGCGGATCATGTGGTTCTTGATCTCGACGCGAGCCTGGAATGTGGCGGGGGCGAGTGCATAGATCGGGGCATCGGATACCGTCTTCCCGACCCACGCGTCGAGGGTCACGGTGTCGGGCATGAAGTCCGCCCATTCATCGACCGTGGAGAAGCTCATGTGGTCACCTCCGATCGATGGGCCTTGCGCGACTGGTGTGCCTTTAGGTCGCGCCTGATCTTGTCGATTACCTGCTCGGCCCGATGGTCGAATGTACAGTTGTTGACATTGATCTTGGCGGTAATCGCGCATGTCACCCGATCGCCATCATTCGCGAGGTAGTGACGGATCAAGCGACCGAGATCGTCCGGATTGTAGAATACGGGAACGCTATCGCCGAATACGAAGTCGATCTCCTTGCGGTAATCCGAGATCTGGAATGCCCCACAGGCGGCGACCTCGTAGGCCCGAGGATTCAGGCTCATCGCCCCCTGAAATTCGCGGTGGATATTGAGGCAGATCTTGGCTCCGGCATAGATCGCGGGCATCTGGAGGTTATCGATGCAACCCTGATGGACGTACGGGGCCAGCTTCATGTGCGGTTCGATCGACGGCCACAGCCCCATCAGGCGGAGATCGATCCCCTCCCAATCGACCGCCTCCAGCACCTTCTGCCGCTCTACCCAGCCGGTACCGCACATCAGGACGTCACAGGACTTGGATGGGGGCACCGGCTTGTGGATCTCGGGATCGTACGAATGTGGGACGTACTCCCAGCCATAGCGCTTGGCTGATATCAGCTCGTTAGTGAATATCGACATCTCGGGGTACACCGATGTCCACTCCAGCTGCGGATCATCATCGTAGGGGGACTCGGTGAGGATGGTCGCGACATGGATCCCGATCTTGCGTAACGCATTGAGGGCGACCGGGTGGAAATTGAGGCCGGACACGATGAACACCACGTCGGCATCGAAGTAGATGGCTTCGCATACCACCGTCTCCGATGCCAGCCGCGACACCGTGACCGGATCAATATTCTGCGGGGCAGGGAGCGCCCGCCGATGGTGATCGGATCGGGTATTCAGGTTGTAATCGCGGATATTCTCCTCGCCAACGATCTTGGCGAACGCCGACCGATAGCCGCGTGCCACATCCCAGACGGAGAATGTGGCAACCGGCCATACGAATAGGATGCGCATGATCAGATCGTGGTCAACGGGTTGGTAATGGGCGCAGGGTTCATGGCCTCGGGATTGTCGCCATGCCCTCTCGCAATGCTCGGACGCACCCAGTCAGGATCGCCCTGCTGTGCGGCCTTATCCGCCTTGGAGATGCCGCCCGCGTAAGGCACCTGATAGTCCATGCCGCGTGCCCGCAACCGGGTCGCGATCGTCAGGTACATTCGCGGGTCGTACTGGATCTCGAACTCTGAGATCCGCTTCGATTTTACCCCTCCGCCCTTGGCAACCAGGATGTCGGCGAGCGCTGCCGCCGCCATCCACATGTTGCTCTCCTGGGTCTGCTGCCAGTCGATCTCCTCATCCTGGAACAGCTGGCGGGCGGTATTGGTATCCTGCAGCATCAACCGGATCTGGTATCGTACCCCGATGGTCGATCCGGCGACCGTCCCCACCGTTGTGCTGCCGAACTGAGTAGGATCATAGGTCCAGGCCATGATTTACCCCTTGGCCACCATATCGACTGCGAATGTGGTGCCCCCGGCATAGGTCCCAACCGTGGTGACGAGGGCGCGGAAGCGATCACCCAGGACCCCGTTCAGGATCGTATTTGCCGCCAGCGCCCCCGATGCCGGGACCGTGGCCGGTGGGAATGGAGTCGCGGGGTTGATGTCGATCACATGGATCTTCTTGCCGCTCGCCACCAGGAAGTGGAAGTTGGCAATGTCGAACCACGTCACCCCGCCATCAACGCTGGTCTGCACCCAGACATCGGCGCTGGTCCCGCCCGACCCATATACGAAATTGGCCTGCAGGACCAGATAGCGGCAACTGGTAAGGCCGCCGACGACGGCTTGAGCAACAGCCGTAATCGCGGCCGTGATTGTGGCCGAGTACAGGGTCGCACGAATGCTTGGTCTGACGCTCATACCTGCAACCCCACCTTGGTCCAGGTCGGGCTGGCCTTGGTGCCGGTGTTGATATACAGGAATAGGTTGGTGACGTCGATGAGGAGGGAACCGGGGTTGGCGCGGACCGTCCCCTTGTAGGTCCCGGATGCGCCGCTGACGGGGGCACCAGCGAATGTGGTGATGCAAGCCTTACCAACCGCCAGCGTGCTGACCCTGAACAAACCTGCTGATCCTGCGGCCATCTGATCTCCTTCCCATCGACACCATGATCGGCGTCGCCATCCGGAGCTGGGGTGGGATTTTAAGTGTCCGGTTGAGACATGACGGGGCGAATGATGCGCTGAGCGAGCAGCTGGCTGACCTTGTGATCATCCAGTTGGGAGATATCGAACGGGTCACCGGGGGCATATGGCCTGCCCCCGATGACCTTGCTCTTGGCGACCACGTAGGTGGTCGTGCGGATTGCCTCTGATGTGCCCGTCATCGCCCTGGCCCTAGCTCGGTACGCCCGATGCCTCGCTCAGGCCCCGAATCACGTCTTCGATCTTGCCCTTGACGTGATCGATCTGATTGCGGGTCACCGTTCCGTGGTTGTCGATGTGATCGATGAGATCGTGCAGATTGGAGGTCTGCATCTGCAGGGCAGTAATCACCTGCTTGACCCCCTCCTTGACCCGATCATCGTACTTGGCGCGACCGGATGCCTTGGACTCATGCTCGCGGGTACCGAAAGGGACGTATGACCCATCGGGTCGGCGTAGCCCGTCGGGGTGGTTGGAATCGCGGGCACCGCTGGTCTGGGTCGCCCGCCGGGCGGCGGCATCGGATTCGGCCTTGGCCGCCGCCACATCCGCCGGCGTCGTTGCCCCCTTGGAGAATTCGGTAAGCGGTGCCGCCGGGGGCGGATCGTCCTGCGGTCTGGTCGTCCCCGTTTTGGGTAGGGAACCATCGGGAACGGGAACCGCGCCATCCGGGGGAGGCTCGTGCCCGCTGGAGTGGGCGGCTTCCGCCCTCTCGCGCCGGATCTGACCTTCGCTCATCTCGTGTGCCTTGTCCGTCATGGGATCTCCTGATTGATTGATGGTAGAACCGTGGGGGTGGGATCGATACCCACCCCCGTCCCTTGGCGAAGATCGATTTATGGGATGGCCCCGTTGAAGAACGCGGCGAGGTCGCCACCGATCACCTTGTTCGCGAAGGCGATCTCGGACTCGATGCGCACGGTTTCGAGGCCGAGCCACGGCATCGGGATGCGGTAGGAGGCGATGGTCGATCCCAGCCCCCGCGAGATGCCCTTCCACATGAAGGTGTACCCCGACGACGGCTCCATGATCCCCGGCGACGAATTGACGTAGGCGAGGAGGACGCCCTTGCCCGCGACCATGGTGCCGGTGAAGGTGTTCGACCCCGGCGTCTTCGCGGCGGTGTTCTTGACCGCCTTGGAGATGTAGACCTTCTCGACGCCGAAGATCTTGGCGAGCGCGGCCTCATTCGCGATCGCCGGGTTGCCGGGACCGGCCCCGTACTTGATCAGGTCGATGATGTCGGGGTGCCGGATCAGCTTGAGGTAGACGGCGAATCCGAGGACGAGGGCATTGGCCTCGAATCCGGTATTGGTGAGGACCGCCAGCTGCTGAGCCTGGATGTCCTCGATCGGGGTTGACAGTGGGTCATCCCACAGGACGCCGGGCACGATGTCGGTACCGGTCGATGAACCGGTCCAGATACCGGTGGTCATGTAATCGGTGACCCACTGGATCTCCTGCCTCAGCAGCAGCTTGCGGGTGACGAACCGGGCGGCGTCGCGTTCGGGGGAGATCGGCGCATCGGCGTTGTAGATCTCCTGCTCATCGACGTCCTTGTGGAACGCCCACACGTTGCAGACGTACCCGGTGTTGCTGATGTCGTACCCTCCGCCCGCCGACTCGGCGGCCGGTGCGCGGAGTTGGGCATCGTCCCGGAACCAATCGTCCTTGCTGTAGACGAAGTAGAGTCCGGATTTCTTGTCCACCGGCACGATCGGGAATACCTTCCCGGCGATGAACATCTTGTCCGACTGGATGTACGCCACTGACATGTTGGTCAGTGGTCGATCCACGTGGATCTGTGACAGGTACGGGCTGGGCATCTAATCTTCTCCTGAAATGCCTGGGTTAATTGACACCCAACATTACGCGGCGGGCGATGGGTTCACGCAGTTGACGACCGCGGTGATCAGGTTGCCAGCGGTGGTGGCACCCGCGACGTTGACGGCCTTCCCGCAGTTCCACAACGTGCCGGGACCTGGGGTGACGATCGATGCCTGTCCATCGGCCGACGTGCCGAGGTTCTGACCGGCGGTGATCGAGACGTCGGCCTGGATCTGGGTTTCCCCGACCACGACGACATCGACGGGATCGCCGGTCGCGGCGACCGGGGCCTGAAGGACACCGATCGGCTGATCGGTGACAGCAGCGCAGAGGACGACGGTATTGTCCGCGCTCAGCTTGACCCACTTGTACTGCGCCGTCGCAACTGTCAACCCGGCACCCGCCTTGGCACCGGTCAGTTTGAGCGGCATCTGTCCCTGGAATGGCATGCTCGATTCTCCTTAAATCTGAACTATCGGAACGGGATCAGGGTCGCTCCTACTGCTGCTGGTCGCGGTACATCTTGACGAGCTTCGGGTTCGCGAACATGACCTTCTCGATGGCCTGCTCGCGGGTCAGGGTGGCGTCGGCCGACTTCTCCAGCAGGGCATCGGCCTTGGCCTCGATCTGCGCCCACGCGCTGCCGTCCGCGCCACCCGAGATCGGGGACCCGATATTCTTGAACAGGTCCGACCCGGCCAGCTGGGCATCGGTGGCCCTGAGGATCGCCATGGTCCGCTCGAATGCGGCGGGGTCGTCCTCCTTCATCTTGCGGTAGACGGCGACGTCCTTGGCGAGATCGAACGGGGTGGCCTTGAACCCCTTGAGGATGTCGGTCATCTCGCGGTCGAGACGGAGGTTCTTCTCGACCAGCACCGCCGCCTCGGCATCGGTGGCTCGCTTTTCGAGATCGGTCATGCGCTTGGCGACTTCAGCATCCACGGTGGTATCTCCCTTGGCGACGGGTGGAGCGGGGGCAGCCGGTGTGGCTGCGGGTACGGGGGCGGCGGGTACGGCCGGTGACATCTGATCGAGAAGCGCCTTGAGGGCGTGCACCGGATGACCCGCCGGGAACGGACCGGCACCGCACTCCATGATCGCCTTGGTGAGGAAGTCCTTGACCGATGGCGGAACTGGGGGCGCGGCAGCGGGGGCGGCTGGGGCGGCGGCGGGATGGACCGGGGGCGCGGCGGCGGGCAGGGCACCGGGAACGGGGAGGGCACCGGGGGCGGCGGCCGAGATCTCGACGGCCTCCTTCTGGATCTCCTCGATCGCGGCCGTCCGCTTGGCGACATCGGTTTCGCCGAATAGCGACAACATCTTGTCGACTAGCGACTTGAATGTGGCAGATGGTTTGGTGGACAATTTCATCTCCTTGCACTTTTCGCATGTCCCCTTCCCGGAGCAGGTGCATCCGATCGGGACATCGACATGGGATTGGGACATGCTCGGGGAGTCCTTGCTGACATCCCTCTTGAACAGCATGATATGGGCACCGTCGCCAGTGGATGCATCGAAATTTGCACCAGCATCCACCAGATCGACCCGCTTGATCCTGAGGTTGCGCAGGATTCCGGGTTTGGGTGCTGGCTTGGACACCTCACACCTCCGTTCTGTCGGCTTCACCGGCGATCGAGAACATCTTGTATTTACCGGACTTGACGGCCTGATAGGAGGCCGGTTCCAGCTTGAATCCCACCCACCAGCGCGGCGGGAGTAGCTGCTTGAGGACGGCGAGCCCCTCCTCGTAGACGACCCCGCTCACTGGATCGGTGGCGAGCGCCTGCAGCTTGTCGGGTGTGAATACGATCGATTCAATCAGGCGGCCGACTGAATCGCCCTTGTGCATCTCGCCGGTATCGCGAAAATCCAGGACGAAATCGTAGGCGGCCTTCTCAAGCTCGGCGGGCGGAATGGAGTCGCGCTGGAGGTCGAAGAACTCCTTGCCGCCCGATCCACCCGATGTCGATTTCGAGATCGACACATTGGCGTACCCGAAGACGAGGTGAAGGTCGTCATCCAGCTTGGAGATCTGGAACGCCGTAGTTGGCATACCACGGATTGGAGCATGCCTCAGAGGGAAGGCCGGTTAATTGTTAATAATTGTGCATATGTCCGGAGGTTACACCCTGGGATATAGGGGGTGGCTGTACTTATCCTCATCGACGACCATGACGGTGCGCATCCGCGAGATCTCGCTGCGCGGGATGCGAATCAGGAAAGGACCGACCCGATAAGCTTTAATGTACCGCCGCTTGATCCATCGGCGGATGGTGAGGGTGCACACCCCGAGGATCTCGGCGGTCTGGCGGACGCTGATCGCCTCGGGGAGGGGCTTCCTCTTGATCGGCTTACTTGGGACGGCAAGCATAGATGATGGCCGTGGACCAGATCAGGGAATTGGGCGGGTAGAGGGCGAGGGTCGATGTGCAGAAGTCGAAATCACCCTCGTACCGGGATGTCCACTTGCCCAGCTTGGTAGGATAGTTGGGAGGTACGAACTGGGGGGTGCCGTGATTGCCCATCCGGATCTCGGGATCCATCCATAACAGCGCCCCATTGGGATCGATCATGCGGAACATGATGGGGCTGGCGGGGTGCTCGACAGCCACCTGCCGCATCGCATTGAATGCCCCCGGAAGGTAGACATCATCATCATCCAGGAATGCTAGGTGGGTACCGCGGGCATACTCCATCCCTAATGTCCGCTCGGCCGCCCCGTAATCGCCACCGGGTTTACAATGGATATAGGTGTACCCGAATGTGGTAGCAAGGCGATTGACCCGATCGCTAGCGCCGACGACCAGGACCTCATCGCCGTGAGATAGCGGCTGGGAGGCGAGGGAACGGAGGGCGCGAGGGAGGGTATCGCGCCCGATCGTTGCCACGATCACCGAGAATCGGGGTGGGGTGGTGATCATGATCAATCCTTGAGATCGATCGGCTTATCACCCTTACTGGCCTCCTCGCGCTCGTTCTCTACCAGCTCCTCAATGCTATCGGGGTCGGTGAGGACGATTAGGCCATCATCGGTGCCGCCGAGGTGGGCAGGCACCTTGAGGGGGGCACCGACCCCGCCTCTGGCCTTACGGGTACGGCGCAGGACATCAAGGACGGCGAGCGTCTCGTTTTGCTCCCTTCGCTTTTCCTCGACCAGTACCTTTTTCATTTCCTCCGACACCAGCGGGTTCTTCTCGGGGTCCACCATCCGGTCGTTGATTCCCATCTGCCTCTCCTTCTTTGATTTCCTTGTCGAACTCGGTGTGCTCATCTGCCGGATTGGGAGTGCCCTCCCCATTGTCGCTCTCACAGGAAAAATCTACCGACCACGGCGGCTCGGTCGAGGGCGATGGCAGAATGATCGTGATCTCCGGATCGCAGTTGCGTGGACCCGGCGGCGGCGGTGGAATGATTGTGGGCGGTACGATCGGGACCACGAGGGCCGATACCCGTACCCGGCGCAACCGGCGCGGTCCTACCAGTTCATAGGCGATGTGGCCGGAGCGTACCCACGAGCGGACCATCGAGGCATCGACGCGGTAGCGGTCGGCGAACTGCTGCACGGTAATCAGATCTGGATCATCTTCCATATGCCCCCTCAGTGGACGGTGCCCTCAAAGAACGACAGCCGGGTTGCCAGCTGGTGGATCGCGTAGGCGCAATTGAGGAATAGCAGGCGATTGGGATTGCCGCTCCCCATCTTGTTCGCCCGCTCGTGGCACATCGCGATCAGGTCATCGATCGAGATCTGGACCTGCTCGGCGGCATTGGGATCGGGCAGCCCGACCTTACCACTGCTGCAATGGCAGCCGCAGGTCGGGCATGCCATCGACTCCGTGCTTACGTGATCGCCAGCCATTCCTCATCCTCCAGTCGAATCCGATCGTGGGTGCCGCGCCCCTCACACTGGATCGCGCTCAGGGATGCGTACCCGTGCCCTTTCGATGAGATCCTGGTAAGCGGCGGATGGTGGACCGGGCGCAGCGTCGATTTGCCGCTCCCGGATGCGATCACCCGATCGGTGGCCGCCCACCCGCTGCCGGTAGATGGGCGTTCCTTCCTCGGGATCTTCCACCCCGGCTGATCCGGCCACGCATGACCGGATATCGCGATGGGGAGGCCACCGTGATCGATAGGGGGAGCGGTTGCCCCGGTCGATGTCCCTGTCCCCGATGCGACGATGTGGGCAAGGGTAGCTGCTCCCGACCCGACTGAATCGGGGGAGACGACCCCGGCGGCCTCGTAGAGGGACCGTAGATCGAGGAGCATAGCGATTCCCTAGCTAATACTCGTATCCGACGAGCGTGATATCGAAAGTCGAGATCTGTGCGGCGGTCACCCAGCCCGGATCTGTGATCGTCATGCCGAACGTATTAGTCGCCGAGTTGGAATCAATCTCGAAGCCGTCAGGAATCATGATCGGAGGAAACAGTACGGCAACGGCGCTGGCTGGCAACGGGGCCATGAAATGCATCTGGAGCGGTGACGCTGCCGTGGTCGCACCCGCAACGGCCGCACGGAAATTGACCGTAACGTTCGCGGCGACGGTTCCTGTGCTTTTGCGGGCAGAGATCGCGATCGATTGAATTCGAAACCGTTTCCCGGTGGTAATCGTGCAGGAGCTACAGGTGCCGGTCGCCGCGAGGCCGACACTGCGGGTCAGCGTGATCAGCGTCTCGGCAGTCGCCGTCGAAGCGACCGTCGCGGTGATCATTACAGAGGTGCGGCCGGAATCCTTGAGATCCTGGGTGGCGAGAGCGGTGGTCGCCTGCGTCCCCTTCACCGATGTACGGATGCGATCCCAGGTCGCCCCATTGTACGCCATGTTGTGCGCTTCGACATCGAGCTGCCCGGTGGTGGCGACCGCCTCGGCATCGTTGTTATTGCCGCCCGATCGGATTCGATCCCATGTAGTCCCGTTGAACCCGCTGATGTAGGCCGCCGCCTCTTCCATGTCGTTGTCGTTGGTCCGCGCATCCTGCGGGCGCACCGACGATGACTTGGTTACGACCTTGCGGAAGATGGTCTGTAGGCGGAAGGCGGTATTGGCGACCCCGCCGTTGGTGTATACCACCCGATAGAATTTCGCCGAGGCCGGGACGCTGAAGGTCTTCCCGGTCGATGCCGGGATGGTATAGACGTCGGTCACATCCCAGTTGGTTCCGTTACTTGACTGTTGGATCGAAAGACCGTCGGTCGCGGATGCCTGATCCGCGAAGACGTAGACCCGTATGTCGGCATACTCGGTGATGTCCTCTGATGTCCCGGTGAACACCGCGCCGATGCCGAGGGTCGCGGTCGAACTGTTCACCGTCGAGATGACGGCGTTCGCGGTCATGGTACCCGTCACCGGCAGCGGCGTCGCTCGGATCTGGGTATCGGTAATAGGTCCGCTAACGGCGACCGTCCCGGTAACCGCCGTCGTAGACCCCGTATCGTTGATGACGTGACCGATAACGGCGGAACCGGCCGTCAGGGCAGGGAGGGTCGCGATGGTAACAGCGTGAGAGGGAACCGTCGCGAGGGAGACCGGAACAGCGGAGGCTCGCAGCTGGGTGTCCGTCACCGGACCGGTGACCGCGTGCGTCGGAACAGACGCGAGCGCGACATTCCACGTGGATAGCACGTTCTGGTTGACCTCGGTTCCGAACGCGAGGCTGACCGTCGGTGCTCCCGCGAGGCTGACTGCGTTGGACAGGCGGATCATATTCGCGGACATCGAGGTCGCCCGCAGGTTGATCGTCGTGGTCCCAGTTGTTCCGGCGGAACTCAGGATCCGGAATGAGTGCGCGCCGGAGACGTTGGCGACGGAAGTAGTGCTGGGGACGAGGATAGCCGAGCAAGTTCCGCTCGATGTATCACACGCAACGGTATCAGCCCAATTCGTTCCATCCACACTGGTCTGGGCAGTGAGCGCCCCATTCCATGTCCCGGTGTTGCTGATCCCAACGGTGCCATAGGATGCCGCCGACATATTGATAGTAACGTTCTGCGCGTTCGCCGTAATCGTCCCGGTCGCGGTAAGGGGGACACCGAGGATTCCAACACCAGACGCTCGCAGCTGCGTGTCTGTGAGGCCGCCTGTGGTCGCGGTCACGGTTCCCGATACCGGGACCGGGGTCGCCCGCAGCTGGGTGTCGGTGACAGGTCCGGTGGCGGTCACGGTCCCTGATATCGGCTGAGTCGTCTGCCAGAATGTTCCCGTTACCGGAGTCGATGGCATGGTCGCAATCGAAACCGGCTGGGTGGCCTGCCAGAACGTCCCGCTGACCGGCTGGATGGCCTGAAAGAACGTGCCAGTCACGGGTAGCGACGTCAACTCGGCCCCTGACTGGTCGCGCAGATTCACATGCAACGCGTGGTTAGGGGTGATCCTGAATCCGCCAGTACGCGCCGATGGCGTCACGGCCGCCATACTGTCGTTGTAGATTCCGCCGACATTCAAATGGAAGGCAGAAGGACTGCCGCTCTCGGTATCAATACCGGAAACGTTCAGGTTGGTGCCGCTGGCATCGACTTTCAGCAGGCCACTTCCATCGACCGTGATCCCGTTCCCATTCGGACCGAATACCACCACCGACGATCCGGTGTTGTATGGAGCAGGCGATAGTCCAAACGTCCAATTCGCCGATCCGGTGCCGCCGAATCGAGAGAGACGCACCATAGCATGACCTGCAACATTTGCCTTGAACATGCTCTGAATAACGGTTGTACGCTGAATATCCGGGTATCCCTGCCCGGCAGATCCCGGCTGGGTGACCGGGATGATATCGTAGAAGTTCACTCCATCGGCCGATCCGTACAGGGAGTACTGCGCGGTCGCGTTCGTATTCTCGTACCCGATCAGCGTCGCCATCCCAGTAGTATCGATGTCGAAGGATGTCCCACTGCTGGCCATTGTACCGGTCACCGAGCGGCTGGCGATGATCCCGGTAGAGGCAGTCGATACCCGGAGCGAGACAACTGCCGACCCCGATGTGAATGTGGTCGTCCGTACCCTCACCGCACGGAAGCCAGCGACGCTGAATGTCCACATGCCATTGGCGGTAGCGGGGATGGTATTCGGGATCTGGAAGAATGTGGTACCATCGACCGTCGCTTGGAACGTCTGGACACCTACCCACGTACCGGTGATCTGAATGGCGGCGGTCGCCCCATTGGCGATCTGGAGGGTCACACAGCCGCTGCCGGGACAGGTCGCCGAGCTGAGCGTGGCCGATGTAAACTGATCCTGACCGCTCAGGCCGGTCGATAGCATCAGGATGAGGACGACAATCGCTATAATCTTGGATCGCATTACTGATCTCCCACGAACTGCGCACGGATTAACGAATCTTCATCGGTGGTGGCGAATACCCCACCGGTGAATTTCATCCCGCCCAACGGAATCGAACGGAAATCGCGGGGCGGCAGCGGGTACATAGTCAGGTACTTGTGGCCAGCGGCATCCTCGATGCCGATCCAGTGGATGGAGTCGGTGAGGTTGACAATGAACAGGTGATGCCCCCAGACATCGCCCGATACCAGGGTCTGGATCGCGGCGGTGAGCAGCAGATTGCCGGTATCGACATTGTGGGGGGCCTCACGCATGACCATGCCGACGGCCGATGGAGAGGGCAGGGCACTCGCGGCCCCGACCACCTTGGTAGGATCGGTGGGGTCGGTGACGTGGGTAACCTGCCCGTAGACATCGACCCCGCCGGGACCGGCCCCGGTATGCTTGACATTGACGATGCGCTTGCCCGGCCCATCGGTGGCGACCTGGACGAAATCGAGGACGGCCATCTGGATCTCCCTGCCCTATTCGGGCAACTGTAACATCAGTGTGAGAATGGTGGTCTGGGCATGGATCTGGATATTAATGTTGTCCAGATTGATATCGCAGTTGGCGGGACCGCCCGGCGCATCCTGCCCGACCGTCAGATCGAGGACTGCAGTCGAATGATCGGACTTGCGCAACCTCGCCCAGCTCGCGGTCCCGTTGGCATCGTTGTCTAGGCAGGGGCCGATCGGGTTGGCGACCGCGATCCCAGCAACGGCGGGCGCGAATGCAGGCGTCCCCAGCTGCAAATTGGCCAATCGGACCTGCGATCCGACCGCGATATTGGCATTGGCCGGTTTCGCCCCATCGTAGATATCGATGAACCCTCCATTGAGGAGGGCGAGCACTGCATCGATACCCGCCGATGCGGCGACGTGCGACAGCTTGAGATCGTGGGCCATCTATTCCCTCCTCACCCGATCAATTGACCCCAGCAGATTACCCTGAGCATCCCGCTTGACGGTACGATCGACAATCATCTCCCGACCATCCGATGTCACCACGGTGATCTCCGGGGCATCGACGTGGATATCGGGAGCATCGACGTGGATGCCAGGGGGGTGGACGGTGACCGGCGCGGCATGGACGTTGATATCGGGCGGGTTGATGGTAACCGGGGCGGCATGGGAGTGGACGGTGACATTGGGCGGGGCCGGTGGCGTGGCCATATCGAAGTATTTCTTGAAATTGTCATTGAGGGCGGTCAGACCGGCCCCGAGAGCGGCGACATCCGCCTGCATCTTGGCCAATCCGACCCTCGCGGCCTGCGCCGACTTCGCGGTGAGGACCGATGGGGCACCCGTGGTCGTCCCCTGTGGATCGACCGGGGCACCATACCCGCTGATGTCGGACGTGGAATCGCCAAGCTCGCCGCTGACATTGGGGGCGCTGGGGTCCACGATGCCGGTAGTGGGGATGCGGGCGGCCTCCAATACCGCCTTCTGGGCCTCGAAACTGGCCAGCGGATTGAATCCGGTACCGGCCAGCTTGGAGATGAACTCACCGAGCTCCTGGATGTTGATCGATTCGACGTCACCATGCTCGAGGGTCGGGGCCAGTTCCATGGGGATGCCATTGAACTTGAGCAGGGTGGGGATGGCGCGGCGGTCAACGACCGCGGATGCGGTATCCATGAACGAGGATAGCGCCGATGTGAACAAGGAGATCTTGGTCGCGGCCAGTGCCTTCGACCCGACCGCCTCATGCCCGAGCATGATGAAGTCAGCCATCATCGACATGGCGATCCGCTGATCGTACCTGCTGATGATCGAGTTGGTATCGTGAGCGCGTCGCGATCCGGATGATACCAGGGAGAATTTCGCCCACCATGGCATCACCATCCCCTCCTGCTCATCGCGCCTGACCGAGCGCACGATCTTCTGCATGGCGGCGAGCAGGGTCACCATCTTGGGGTCCTGGGCATTCCAGATATCGGGGACGGCGAGCCCATTGTTGATATCAGGCTTCTCGATCTGGATCATCGGGTACCCGGCGAGATCGCGCTCGACGCCGATCCCCTCGAATACCTGCAGGTTCTTCTTCATGTAGTACGATACCCAGGCGTTACGGAGGGCCGATCTGCCCTCGGGGTTATTCTTGGCAACCTGGGTACGGAACAGGAGCGACTTGGTGAGCGGGATGCGCCGGATCCGGTAATCGGGCGGGGCCATCTGCTGCATCACTGTCGCATTGGAATCCTCATCGAATTCCCACATGAACAGTGTCTCCTGGGACCGGAGCGACCACGAGCGGAACCCGATCCCACCATCCTCGAACCGGGATGGGGCAAAATCGGATACCGGAGTCCCGATTCCATTCTCACCGCTCACGCTGGCATCGGGCGGGGTGAAATTGATGGGCTCCATCCCCATCCGCCGCTTCATCCTGAATTCCATGAGCGCCCACCCGAATGGGATCATGGTGATGATTTCGGAGAGGGTATCTGGCCACGTCGCCTCCATGTCATCGAACAGGCAGCCGCCCACGAAATCGGCGACGGCGCGGGCCTCGGGGGTGGAATCGGCGGGCTTGATGTGGAAGCTGACCTTGCGGCAGAGGTGCTGGGCCGCAAACATGATCGCCCCCACGATCGGATCATTGTCCATCATCTCGCGGTAGGATTTCATCCCCTGTGGACCCTGCAGCTCCCGCAGGAATTCCTCATAGATGCGGGATACGGGACCATAGCGGGTCAGGCCGGAGATACCGAATGAGTTGAATCCCTGCTCGGATGTCTGGGCCTGCCCCTCGGTATCGACCTCCGGCTGGGGGGCGACCGGGCTCAACTCGCTGCCATCGGGCGCTACCAATGGACCCATCTTGCTCGTGTTAGCCATTCTTACCGTCCTTTAGCCCCTCAATATACCAGCTGCGGTGAATCGAATCGACGGTGCCCTGACATTTCGTGCATCGGTATTCCCTGGGGATGGACCCGATCTGCCGGGTAATCTCGCTGAAATCGTGCGGGCGCTGGCAGGATCTCAGGCGCTCGGAATTGACCTTGACCTGTTGCCAGATCTCATCCATTTCGGATCTCGGGATCCCGGATACCCTGGACAATGCATCAGCGATCGACTCGCTCTCGCCTGCCATCAGCTCCTCCATCGCGACTTGGAGCGGGGGACGGTCCACCCATCGGCATTCCACACCGACACGCTCACCATCGCCTCGGTCCCATCAGCGGTCACCTCGTTCGGTCCGATCCATGGGCTGACCTGCGTGGTCATGATCGGGACGCCATCGACCTTGAGATCGCCGCCGACGAATAGCAGCATCTGGCTGGTCGCGTCTACGTAATCATCCTTCTTGGCCTTCGGGAATGCGCACAGTTCGTACACATATTCCTTGATCCATGGAGCGATCGACTCATGGGGCAGGTAGACATTCCCGGCCCTGAATCGCCAGCTGCCCGCCTGCAATCGCGATTCCTTGGATGCATTACCAGGATCGAACGGGAACATGCCGGGGATCTTGTGCTTCAGTGTATCGATGATCGCGTCGCCGTTGGCCTTCGTCTCGACCAGCTTCATCTTGATGAATGGGTAGATCCCAGGATAATGCTCGCCATCGAGGTTCTCGCCGCCCACGAATTCGGCAATCGCATCGATGGTCGCGGGGAAATTCATCCGCTTGTGGATACAGATGGGCATCAGGTAGATATCGGCACCGAACTGCGCCCACCCCAGACCTGCCACGAAGTCGGTATCGCGGTGCTCCTTGAAGCTGGAATCGATTGAGAGCAGCGGCATGAACTGGTTGGTACAGTTGGTCCAATCGGGGATCTGGACCCCGGTCGGCCCCCCGTAATATTTCAACCAGCTGGCCTGGATAATCTGACCCTTGGGAGGGGTGGGATTCTGGCCGTGCTGGGCGGCATACTGGTAGTCTCCGAGGTCGATCTTGGCCGCCTCATTGGCGCTCCGACCGAACCTCGCGGGGTTCAACAGCTCCCCCTCCTCCTTTCGCGGGTCCTCCCATACCCTGTACTTGCCCTCCTTCTTGGACATCCACCCGGTCCTGCACCTCTGGCCGCCCGCGAATCCGAACTCGGTCGGTAGGTTGAGGTGTACGTAACCCCCCTTCTCGATGATATCCCCGGCGACATCGGCCTCGTGGACCCGCTGCTGGACCACGATCCGGGCCGATTTATCGGCATCATTGCGTCTGGTGGACATTACAATATTCCACCAATCGACCGTCTCCTTCCTCACCTTGTCGCTCTCACCCTCCTTGACGTTATGTGGATCGTCCGCGACTATCCGCTCACCGCCCTCACCGGTATTGGATCCCCCTACTGAACTGGCCAGCATATACCCATTGCGATCATTCTCATACCGGATCTTGGTATTCTGCTCTTCAATTAGCTGATATCGATCGGCCCAGCGCTCCTGGTACCATGCCGATCGGATGACCTTGCGCCGCTTGATCGAGTCGCGGACCGACAGGCTGAATGCATAGGATGCGAACACCCAGCGGTTGAATGGCAGGTTGATCCATTCCCAGGTCGGCCACAGCACCACGATGGTCAGCGATTTGGAATGGCGGGGCGGCATGGTGATCAGGATGTCCTGGATATCGCCCGCCGTTACCGCCTCCAGGTGCTCGGCGATCGCATCGATATGCCAGTTGGGTATGAATGTCGATGGCTCGACAATCGGCCACGCCCTGGGAATATACTTGCGGAAGGATTCAGCGAGGATGCCGGATTCCTGCTCGACCTGATATTTGGATAGCTTGGGGACGATCACCTCGCGGGGGTTGTATTCCAACCCGCGCAACAGCATCTCCCGCGCCTTCAGCTCCGCTCCTCCCCCGCCATGGCGGCCGAGGATCGCGGGGATATCGTGATCGCGATTGCGAGCCATCTAGGTGAACCACTTGCCCTTATGCCCGAATGGGCGGCGGAATCCGAACCACGGCTTCAAGATTGGGCAGTGCAGGATGAATGCGATCGCCGCCGCGAGGATGATCCAGGTCACGGATTGGGATTGGGGGCAGTGGTGGTGACCGGTGGGAGCGGCGGATCGACTGCCTCGCGCTCCTTCTTCTTCCGCAGGTTGGCCGCCCTCGTGGATCGCCCGCCCTTGACCCCTCGCGTCTCGGGTGACACATCGATGACCTCCGGCCCGACCCGCATTACTTTCAATCCGCGGTCGCCGGGGGTGGCGTTCGATCCGATCAGCAGGGCCAGTTCGGCGTGGACCTTCTGGACCTCATCGGCATTGGTGACATTGCGCTTGACCGCCATGCCGACCGCCGACATCAGGATCATGATGCGCTCGATCGGCACCATCTGGTTTAGCTCCTTCTTGCGCTTGACTTCGGTGTCGGTCATCTTCCTGAGCTGCTCCATGGTATCGCTGACCTGTCCCCAGGTACGATCCCAGCTGATCCCGGCGGCGATCGCTTTGCGTGCATTCTCGAATGCCCCCGTGATCAATTCCTTGTCGCCGGTCGATACCACGGCCTCCAGCGAATTGAATAGATCCTTGACCTCCTGCCAGTTGGGTACCGGGTCCCCGGCCGCGTTGTCGGCCAGGATGTGTTGGATCCGGGCCTCCAGCAGCGCGATATGGTCGAGCATCTCCAGCAGTTCGGGATTGGATAGCGCCTCGGCATAGAGGCGGGTCATGTCGGCGGGCAGGTAGCGGGAGTAACGGCCATGCTTGAAGCTGGGGTCGGCGATTCCGATCGATGCCCCTCCCCCATGCATCCGGCACTTCTGGGTGCGGGACCCATAGATCGCGGGTCCCTTACAGCGCTCCCCCGATCGCTTCGATTTCGCGGTGCACTGCAGGTGGGCCTTGGATTTACCGAAATCGCCCGGCGATGTGCCCATTATCGCTTCCTCCACCCTAGTCCCAGCAGGGATCGCCGGGAGATGACCCTGGGAGCAGCCATCACCACAGATGCCCCTAATGCCCCCACCGTGAGATCGATCGACTTGCGATCGATCGCCTCCAGGTCCTTTTTCATGCGCTCGATTGCTTGATCGAACTCGCTGGTATCGATCTTGACCTTTATATTCAGGTCCATCACGGTTGGTACCCCTTAATCGAATTCACGGTGTCCCTGGCCGACTCCCCTCCAGAGGGTACCATGCCCGTTGCCTGGTTGTCAAGTAGATTGTTAATATCTGTATAGGCCGCCCCCGCGTGCGCGAGGGTAATTGAGATTTACCCGTACCCATACCCTTAATCCCGCCGATTAATACCCTGCGAGCGACGCTGCGAAGCAGCGGCGCGAGCATGATTAGGGGTGGGCGCGATCCCGGCCCCGATCCCGCCCCCACCCTTACCCCCACCCCTCTAGATTAGGGGGTACGAGGGACCCAATTAGCCCCGATCGCAACCAATATCCGATACCCCCAGGGTAGGGATTAGGGGGGTGGATGAGGGGGGACCCTGCGATTTCCCACATTGCCCGCTACCCCCCCCCCCCCGGCCGCACATTGCGCTGGGGGGACCCATTGTGCCAATGTCCGATCGGCGTGAAGAGAGCTATATGCGGGGGGGCGGCGGGCGGGTTCCCTCCCCCTCCCCCCTCCTCGGTCGGGCGCCTCGGCGGTTCTCGCGGGCGCGGTGGCCGGGTCGGTTGGTTTCGGAGGTGTTCCCATGGCTTCTTCTCTTCCCCGTCTCCCGCGCCTCGCTCCCGTCTCTCGTCCCTGCGCTTGCGGTTGCGGTCGCGGCACCGGCCGGACGTGGTTCCCCGGTTGCGACGGTCGCTCGGTCGGCTGGGCGATCCGCGTCGAGCGGGGCGTCGTCGCGATCGACGATATCCCGGTCGCGGGTCGGGCGGGCGCGGTCCTGATGCTGGCGCGGCGGGGGTCGGTCGTCCCCGTCGCGGCCCCGGCGGCCCGGCGCTCGCGGTCGGCGCGGCGGTCGGCGGCGGTCGCGCCTGTCGCCCCCGTCGTCGCGGTGGTCGAGTCGGCCGTCGAGCCCGTCGCGGAGATCGGGTAATGGCGGCGGCGGTCGCGGTCGGGGGGCTCGTCCCCCCGGCCGCCGTCGTCGTGTCGGCGGCCCGTTGGGCCGAGCTTCTGGTCCTCTTCGGTGGGAAAGGCAGGGTGTGATGTCGTCTCGCAAGTCAACCTCGGGAATGCTCGATTGCAACCGATGCGGTCGGCTGTTCCCGAGCGCGGATTTGATCCGCGTTCCGGCGGGATTCGGCGGGCAATGGAAGGAAGGTCCGAAGGGACCGGGCGGATGGACGCGGCCAAGTGAGGCGCGTTGGGTCCGATTCACCAAGGTGATCCGATATTGCAAGGAATGCGGCGGCGGCGAGGCGGCCCCGGTCCCAACCAATGGACCTGAGGCAATGACCAATGCAGCCGGGTTCCGGCGCTTCCGGCCGGTCGATCGGGGATGATCCCCCGCTCGGCCGGGTGAGGACGCGCATGCCATAACCTCGCGTTTCGATCCGGTTCCCCCGGCGGCGGGGGCACGGGACCGAGGCACGACGTGGGAAGCGTGCGAGGGAAAGACCGACCGATCCCCAATGGGGACGGCGGGCGGCGGGATCTTTGACAACTGAATAACTGGCAGTGAGGGGCGATCCCCCGACCCAGCCGAACCGGCCGCATGGAGAATGCGGGCGGGGATGCTGGGCGGGATACCCCGATCAATCCACCCGAGCGAACCGCTGGCGACGACCTAGAGCCAACGTGGAGGTGCGGATAAGAGCCACCAGGAATGCGGCAGGATCACTCGATATCGGATCGGGTGTGAGAGCGGCAGGGGATAGAGACATGATCCCCACATGGGAGGAACCGCACGGCGAAGACAGCGAGCCATCAGACGCGCGACGTGGCGGGAGATTGAGGACAGATTAACACAGTCCATGCCTAAACCGGCCGGTGACACCCCCACGAGGGGAGCGGCCAACCCACCCGCGAACCTGATTCGGACGATCGAGGCCTTCCTACCGAGATTTATGAGAATCAGACAAGCGAGTGCGATCGGTTGCCAATGCGGCAACTAACAACCGCCAATGGGCGGGGGATCTGCATCCCGATATCGAATTCGGGACGTGGGTTCCCCGCGCCAGATTCAAATCGCGATTCCGAGCGGCTATCCGACATGGGGTCGGATGGCAGTCAGGAGGCACGAATTGACCGAGATTGAGAAGGCGTGGCTCGATGCCAAGCGCGATGCCGATGCCAAGGCGTGGGGATTCAGGAACTGGGCGGAATTGGTCCGCATACTGGGGAGGAGGGCGGAATGAGCGCAACTGACGGCGTGTACGTGATCGAACCGGGCGGCATCGGATGGCAGCTGTGGTGGCTCGATCCCGTTTCCCTGGAGTGGAGGTGGATGATGGACTCGATCTGGAAGGTCGACTGCACCGAGTACCGCGACCTGATGAGGGCCGCATGAGGCCGATCAGGGAGCTGATCAGGCGGATGGAGCGGTGGGAGCCGGTCAAGTGGACCGAGCCCCCGATGCCGAAGCCGATGTCGATCCCGGTGTTGATTGCCCGGTTGACCGATTCACAGCCGCCGCCCGAGTAATTGACTCGGGGGCAAGGGCGATGGTAGAATTCCCGTTAACCAGCCATGGAGGCTATATGCGACCGAACCCGATGAAGGCGCTCGCGATGTACATGGAGGGCGCGATGCCCTTCGATGAGTTCATCGCGATCATGGCGGAATATGAAAAGGTGATGCGTGAGACCGAGCAGGTCATGATCGAGTGGCAGTGCGAGATCGACCACGATCTCGATCCCAGGAGGGGGAATTAGGGGGATCGTCCCCCCGAGCGGGCACCCGATAATTCAATCGGGTTCCAGTCAGGGAGAACGATTCGAGTGAATTACCCAATCCGACAGCGGCAGCCAAAGAAGGCGGCGGGATTCCAGAAGGTGCGGATGTTCCAGCACCATGCCAAAGTGAGGAGGACGAGGACTGAGACCGAGAACGTGCAGGGGCGCAAGATGTCGGCCTGGGATCATATCATGGCCGTCAGTCAGAAGGTCGATCTCGACCGCGCCAATTGGAAGGGGATTATCTACCTGCAGGCCGAATGCG